AAAGAAGAATATCAAAGAAAATCAAAACAACGTTTTAGATTAACTACAAGAAAAAGATACCCAGATAGAACCTTTACAACAACATCAAATTATATAGACACTCAATATTTACCATCAACAAGCTATTATAGTTTAAGAGATGGAGAAACAGATGAAATAATAATTCCTTTTGATACTAATAATACAAAATTAAGCGCAGACAGTGAGGGAATGTATTTTGACTTATACATGGATGGATTACAACCAGAACGTTATTACAAATTTCAATTTAGAACAGACAATAATGATGGTATTCAAATATTTGATGAAGATTATATTTTTAAAGTAGTAAGATAATGGCTGACATTTATAAAAATCAAATAAGAATTCCTGAAAACTTACCTGAAATTCTAACTCCTCCTAATAATAACCAAGCAATTATTATTGAAAAAGATGTGTATGGAGCTCAGGGAGTTAGAGATAATTTAGACACTAATTTTTCAGAATTAAATAAACCAAAAAAGAAAAATTTAGATGGTTTTTTTAAAGATTATGAAGAAATGTTTTATGATATACCTGAAGAAGGAAAAGAAAAATCACACAAATATATATTAGAAACAAGTGGTGAGTATTTAGACATGTTTGAAGAAAGAGACGCTAAAATAGAATCATTAGAAAATCAAATCACAGACTTAGAAGAAGAAATAGAATCATTAAAAAATCCTGAAGAACATCCCTTCTACCCTAATGGAACTGTATTATCTAAAAATAAAGGAGGAAGTTATTTCTTTATGGAAAGAGGTAAAAGACGACAAATAGTAGGAGGAAGACCAGGTCAAGTTTGGAAAGCCCTAAAAGTAGCTTTAGGTTTTAAAGAATCAGATGATGATTACGAGATGGGTATAGTAAAACCAACTCCATCTAATATAGTAGCTCAAATAAAACCAGGACCTATGTTAGACATAGAAGACATAGGAGGTGGATTACAAGAATCACCTAAAGCAATAGCAGTAAAATTAGACCCAACAGATTATAAAGCAAACCCAGATAGATATGATAATTTAGAAGATTATTCTAAAGCTTTAGAAAAAGAAATTGTTGAAGCTTGGGATTTAGAAAGAAATATGGAAAATCTTTATTACAAATACCAAAATGATTCAGACAACGCTTACACACAAGCAGAAAGAGACGAAGCAAAAATAGAAAAACAAGTAGCATCTAGAGAATTAAAAAAAGCCAGAAGAAAACTAGCAGCATATAAGATGATTTACCAAAATATTAAAAGTAACCAAACAACTACAATTGAAGGTATAACAGAAATGTATGAAACATTAACTGAAGACAATTTTGAAGCTATATCTGACAGTGCTATAAACCAATTTAGAGGATGGGAAGTAGGAAAAGGTAGCCTAACAGATGTTGTAAAAAGATTTAATAGCAGTGATGGTAGAGGAACACAATATACATAATTAAATGAAATCATTTAAAAAGAAAATATTAAAAGCAAAAAAAAGTATAAAGGCTCAAGTATCATCTATTAAAGATATTAATAATATAATAGATAAAATTGATAATGGAGACATTTATATGCCTAAAGGCAATGATAAAATTCAATTTGCTAAAGAAATAGCACTTAAAAATGCTAAAAATCAAGCCCAATCAAACACACAGTATTCTACTCCTACAAGAGGTGATTATGACACATTAGAAAGAATAGAAACTTCACAAATTCCAAATGCAACTTCTAGAATGTTATCTAGAAAGTTTGGGGCACCTGAAGATTATGTAGAATTACATGTGTATAATTCAAATGGTCAATTACTTCAATCAATAAATGAATTTCAAGATTATGATACACCTTCAGCAAACACCACAGGAGGTAAAATAAATAACTTTACAGTTAATCCTGTAGATGTTCTTACAAATTTAAATTATTCAGCGGGGCAATATAAATTAATTTTAAATATTCAAAAGAAACAAATTCTTAATAGTTTTAGAAGAATATTTACTGTTAAAGAAATTTCACCTTCAAGACAAGAATTAAGAGTATCTTATAATGATAATAATGAAGTAAGAACACAATTAGGAGTATTTATAAGTAGAATAGAAGAATCTCCATTTTTTAGAGATTTTGTACTTAATTTTGGTAATAATAATAATGAATTAGGAATTAATATAGCTTTAAATAATAAGCGTCCTGAACTATTAATTAAATTATTTGAACCTTTAGATTCTTCTATAAAAGTAGGAGGAAAATTTAGAATAGCAACAGAAATAACAGATCCTGTTTCTATGGATATAGATTTAGGAGAACCTGAAACTGTAGATACATCTATTCAATTACAAGGTCCTAATTATAATGTAGATACTAGGCTATTAAATAGTATTCCTTCACAATATAAAACATTTGATAAATCTTTAGAATATTCTCTTACATCCTCTTACCAACATTTACTTCAACAATTAGAAAACAGTGAAGTACCTAACATTCAGTATGATTATATAAGAGAAATAACAGACACTGCTTCTTTAGACGTAGCTTACCATTTTGAAAATTTTGTACATTTTGGTAATGCAACTGAACGTTTAAAAAACTTTAAATATAAATTAGAATTAGTTGAATTATACGACTCACAAATAGCTAATATAAATACTATATCAGGATCTACTTCAGGAAGTGCAGCAGTATTAGAAAACAAACATACTATACAAGATAAAAAAACAAATCTAATAAAGGGATTTGATGGGTATGAAAGTTTCTTATACTTTACTTCAGGAACATTTGCTTGGCCTAAATCTACTACAACAACCCCCCACACATTATACAGTACAACCTCTCCTCAAGCACAACTTTGGATAGGTAATGGTAACGAAGCATCATCTTATTATGGGGGCCAATTATTATCTGCATCTTTATTTGACAGACAAAACCCCCACAGTTTAGTACATTTAGTACCTAAACACATAGCAGACAATGAAGATAATAATCAAGGATTATTATTTACAAATATGGTGGGACATCATTTTGACCAAATATGGACACACATCCATCATATAACACAACAGAAAAATACACACCACACAGATGGAGTATCTAAAAATATGGTGTATTTAGCTTTAAAAAGTTTAGGTGTAGAAACATTTGATCAATTTGAAAATGCTAATTTAATAGAATATATTTTAGGAGAAGGAAGTCATGGAAGTGCTTTTTATGACACACCTGTGTCTCAATCATTAATAACATCTTCAAATGCTGGTTCATTACCTAAAGAAGATATTACTAAAAGTATTTGGAAACGATTATACCACAATGCTCCCTACCTTTTAAAAACTAAAGGAACAGAAAGAGGAATACATGCATTAATGAATTGTTATGGTTTACCATCAACTATTTTAAATATAAAAGAATATGGTGGTTCTGTAAAAGATAAATCAGGATATAAAACTTTTAGTTATGATAAATATTCATATGCATTAACAGGGGATTCAGGTATAACAACAGGACATTTTATAAAAACACCTTGGTCACCACATTCTGAATTTTCATCAGCTAAAACAGTAGAATTTAGAATAAAACCATTTAGATCAATTGAACAATATCATTTATTTGGTTTATCAGGTAGTGATGCGACTAAAGATCCACATTTAGTATTAACACCATACACAGGAAATGACATATCTTCTTCAGGAGATTCAACTCAGTATGGTAAAATAGATTTATATATAAATAACGCAATAGCAGCTTCAACTTCTAATTTTCCTGTTTATAATGGGGATTTTTGGAATATCCATTTAGGTACTTTAGGAACTCAAGGAGGTTCAGCAGACATTCAATTTGGTGCTTATCAAACAAATTTCTTAAAAAATACAACTAAACACACAGCAACTATTCTTCAAGGTCAAGCTGCCAGAGCTTTAACATTTGGGGACCCATTTAGTGGTGGAGGTAGTGGGGGAGCAGATTTTGCTTTTTTAGGAGGAGTCCCTTCAAACCCAGCAGCAGCTTATAATTTAATAGACACTTTAAGATATTCAGGTTCGTTTCAAGAATTAAGATACCATTTTGGTGAATTATTATCAGATAAAATTCTAACACAACACTCATTAGAACCCTTTATGTATGCAGGTAATTCTTTATCTTCTTCTTTTGATAATGTAACCCTTAGATTACCTTTGGGAAGTAATAATATATTACATTTAAATAGTGGAAGTTACCACCCAAACCAACATGTAACTTACTATACAGATTCAGATATTACTTCTGGTTTTACTTCTCCTACATTTAAATCAAGTGTAGAAAAACATCATTTAGTAACTCCTGATTC